TCCTGTACAGTGGTGACTCCTCTTGGGAGAGGAGAGGCTATGCAAACCGCAGAAAGTGTCATGATCCCCAAGGTGTTGTTGAACGTAGCACCTACAGTGGCCTTGCCTGTCGCCGATAGGGTCATGGCCCCCAAGGTGTTATTGAAAGTCCCCTTGGCTGTGACGGCCCCTGTTGCTGAGAGGGTGGCAGCCCCCAAGGTGTTATTGAACGTTCCGCTGAAATAAGCTATCCCTGTCGCGCTCAGTGTAGCAGCGCCCAGCGTATTGTTAAAGGTGCTGGAGGCTAGCGCCTTGCCTGTAGCCGCCAGGGTAGCCGCGCCGATGGTGTTGTTGAAGGTTCCAGTGGCTGTAACGTCGCCTTCCGCGCTCAGGGTAGCGACCCCAAGGGTGTTGTTGAAAGTAGCCCCTACAGTAGCCTTGCCTGTAGCCGAAAGAGTGGCAGCCCCCAAGGTGTTGTTGAACGTACCTGTTGCTCCGCTGGGTGGAGCTCCGAAGGTCAGCGTATCGGCGCTGAAGTTGAGGAAAGAAGCATGGTTGGTGACTACAGCGTTGACAGTTGTGTTGACAGTTGTGCCGTCGAAGTATATGCGCCCGGTGAACGCCGTAGCCGCAGCCTGGGTATGAGTCTGCCAGCATTCACAGATAAGTACATCGCCAGCCAAGGCGGCTACTAGAGTAGTGGAAGTAGTGGTGCCTTGGTTGACCCTGATACTAGCCGCTGCTCCGGGCTCAGCCGCCCCAGTTGTAGCCAAGTTAGCGCATACTGTCCCTACTAGAGCTCCGGTAGATGGTCTCCACACATAGACCATGCAAGAGAGTGTGATGCCCAAGTTCATGCTCAGGCTACTTTCATAGTTGCCTATGTTCAGAGTTAGGGTCTGGCCCCCACCTCCGACGTTCTGATTGACGTTGAAAGTGTCACTACAGAACATTTTGTAGAAGCCGTTCTGCACAGAGGTATTAGCTAAGGAAGTGGCCTGGGCGTTGGCCATAGCCCCGCCTGCTGTCAGGCTCATAGTCTCTAATGTGTTGCCTCCCGATACAAGATAACTCTGAGTTAGCGCAGACTGTTTCGCCGTCGGGAATGTGCCAGGAAGAGCATTCCCTACGTCGTGGAAAAACAGCCGAGTGGCCATTACGCGTTAGCGTCAGTGGTTGTCCATGTTGGGATACTAAGGGCCTGGGTCGCAGTGATCACGTTGTTATCCATAGACAGATCACCAGTACCAAGGCCGACGCTCCCAATCATATGGCAAGTTGTACCAGCAGTATCGGTCAGGCGGAAGTGGGCGACAGTACCCCCCGTGGAGCAAGTACCAGTCCAGGGGCCGGTGGCTATGGCGCTAGCACCGCTTGAGGCTGCTCCTGCCCAGTCACTAGGCACCGAAAGGGTGGCAAGCAAGGTGCCTGTAGCTGCTGCCGCGCAATTGGCCTCCTGCGCGCCTGTACGCAGTTCTAGCTTTGGGCTTGTGCCGATAGTAGCCTCTACGGCGTTGATTCTGGCGTTACGGACCGCCACACTTAGCTGGATAGCCATTTAGATCACCACTCGGTTGTTAAGCCAACCGTAAACAAAGCGTTCATTTTTCGGAGCTACTTCAGCCAACTCCAAGTATCTAGCACCCTGTAGACAGTTAAGCGCACGGAGGAGTACAGTCTCCCCTTCGTCGTTGCGGTAATCCAGGAACTTCTTCAAAACTTTGATGGTATTAGGGCCAACCTTGCCATCCACCATGATGTCGGGGTAGATCTTGGCCCCATCATTGAGGGCGTTCAGGCTGCTCTGTAGGAAGCGCCCAGCCCATGACTCGCCCATGTTGACAGCAGTATCCACCAGCTCAGCCAGGATCTTATTACTCAGAGCTCCAATAGGCTCAAAGCCTGAATTGGCCACGAATCTGCGATAGTACAGATCAAACGCTGTCTGCCGGTCAAGGTTCCTTACATCACCAAACCAGCCCATGTCCCTCAGAGCCTTCTTGGTCCAGCCCCACTTGGTCGGGCCGCCGCTGTCGGCTGGGTCATCCGTGTAGGTCTCTCCCTCTACCTTTAGAATGTCATTGATGATGTCATCCACAGATTTCATTTGAAGTATTCTCCTATCGCAAGAAGTAGACCTATACAGGCGACCAAGGAAGTGAGGGTAAGAGCTACCCCCTTTCCCCAGGACTTCATGCTGGAAACATCTTCCTTGACATTGCCTATGCCAGCACTCATGATGTCCTTCATTTCCCCCATGCTGGATTCAATCTTGGATACATCTATAGCAATGTTCTTTACCGCTGGCTCAAGATTGGCTACCCTGATAGGGAGGTTGTGGGCCTCCATAACGTTAAGCCTATATTGAGCAGTGTGATTCTCTTGTTCAAGGCGGGCGAGCCTTTGAAATACTTCACTGGTGTTCACTTCGTCCGCCATGCCCAATCTCCTTAGTTAGATACGGCCAGCCGCTGCTGACGCTGCCTTTCTTACAGTAGTAGCGAGATCGTCATCATCATCGAAATCGCTATCACTAGTTTCGGCAGAATTTGAAGAGGTGCCTTTTACTTTGGCCGCCGCTTTCTGCTTATCGCCCAGCGCTGGCTTCTTGGCACGCTCCTGGATTATTTCGTAGACGCCGTTGTTCATACGGCAAGCCTTATCATAAGCATCCTGAAGGTTAGTCGCACGACCACCTTCTAAGAGAAGGCCCATGTCCTCTTTGACGTCTTCGAAGAACTCTTTGTCCTTCTTAAAGTCGTCAATCTCGCGCTGTAGGGCGCTGGTGTCTGTCTGGGACTCTTTAGCGATTTGTTGCTGGCGGAAGGCCCGGCTCTCTTCGAGCTCGCGCTGTATTTCAGGAGGGATGGAACTCTGCTGCTTGTTCAGGGACGGGTGCGGAATAACTTCCTGGCCCATTGCATCGTTGATGACCTGACGCAAAGGGATGCCATAGCCCTCCGCAATCTCGACCAGCGCGCTGAATCTCTGTTCAGCAGTTCCTGAACGTAGGCGGCGCTCGGCCTGCATGACGGTGCCAATATACTGTCCAGGATCTGCCTTGTTATCCAGGGCTTCCTTGATGAATGGCTCGAGATTTGCAGCAAACTGAGTGTACGGGGCCATCTGCTCTTGCAGTTGTCGTATACCCTTAACCGAATCTTCTTCACGGCGGAGGATCTCCTTGCGGGCGTCTTCTGGCAGCGCGGCCCATGACTCACGCGCCTTTGGGGTCCAGCTGCTCGGCGCTTTGTCCTGAGTCAGTACTGGATCACCGCCTAGTGGCGCAGCTTCAGGATCTTTCGCCTCAGGAGCTTTGACTTCTGGCTCTTTGGTCTCCGGGGCTTTGGTCTCAGGATCCTTGACTTCAGGATCTTCCTTGCCTTTGAACTTGCCATCTTCGGCGCGTTCTTGCTTGGTAGGCTCAAGCTTTTCCACTGCATCCTTAGTGGTTGTCCCCTTTGCTTCCAGCTCGCTGATGGCGGCGGCCATGTCATCGTGGAGGGTTGTTTCTTCGGTCTCAGTCGTCATCTTGCACACCTATAGTCGGGACATACCCATGAGTGACGTCGTGGATGGCTTCCTGAACATCTCTGGCAACCTCCTCGGCATTATTATCTGGTTCTGGAGCTCCGAAGTCGCCTTTCAGCACCTTCGCTTCATCATATCCATCATGGATATTCACCACATTATTGCGCTTATTGTGTTCTTGGAGATCGCTTGCAGTGGCAATGACTGAGCCGTCTATTGGCGATTTAAAAGCCTCAAACTTGCCCTTCACAAAGCCCTGGGGGGCTTGCGTTATAATACGCCGAGCGGTGCCATTACACAAGGGGCAAGGTGGCACTTCCCTGTAAGCCGCCACACTTGCAACGAACTCGAACTGCGCTTCACACTCATTGCACAGAGCATCATATCTTGCCATTACTTCGCACCTTTAGGGGGAGTCTTGGGCTTCTCGGCCTGCTGCTTAAGAGCAAGCTCATTCTTAGCTTCTGAGTTCTCAAGACTTTGTTGATTAGATACTGCGGTTGTCTGTACCTTCATCATTGCTTCTTTCTGCTTGAACTGGAGCTCCATCTGCTTCATCTGGATTTCCATAGCGTTCATCTGCTGCTGATGGGCCATTTCCAGCTCCATTTTCTGCTTCTCGAACTCAAGCTTCTGCGCTTCAAGGGCCATGGACTGCTGGCTCTCTTTCTGCTTGATTTCAGCTTCCATCTGCAATTTCTGCATCTCGCCCTGAGATTTCTGCTCTTCAGGGCTAGGCTGAGGAGGCTGAGGATTGTCGATCTTGGCCTGGGCCTCTTTGGCCATCATGTCAAGCTGCTGATCAATCCAGCCTTCAAGCTCACTGGCCCCCTTATACCCGCTTATGCTGAATTTAACCATCTGCACGGCCATCTGAGCCAGTTGTGGCATCTGCTGCACCAGTGGCATCATCTGCCCAATCATCTGACCAAGAACCTGTACCAGCTCTTGCTTCTGGCCCTTCTCGAGAGCCCAATCGGCCTGGGTAAGGGAGTCGGCTTGGATGTTGATCGTGTACTTAGAGCGCTGATCGCTGCGCAGGATCTCAGAAACAGCCGGTATATACTGCTGATCCGGTTCATCGATGTCCCCAATGATCTGGAGCAGCTTCTCATCGCTATAAAGACCAAAAGCAAGGTCAGCAATGATGCACATAATGTCCGTGACATAGATAGCGACGTCCCTTTGGTATCCATTCATGCGCACGCTGGCAAATTGTGCCTTAATTTGCTGGGCCTTAGCCGTTTCGTACTGGTTACTGTCACCGCGCACGATGTCGGACATGCCTGATACTTCGGAAAGTAGCCCTTTAATGGCCTCAAACTGCTGCTGGAGCTTCTCAAGCACCTGGATGACGTTTTGGACAGGATACCACTCAATTAATCCAGCCAACCCGCCCTGTTCCTTCATCATCGCCCAGTTATCTACTGGGATAAGCTTGTTTTCTCCCTCTGTGAGCATGCGGCCGATGCTTGAACCTTGTTCGCTGGCGTAGATACCGCAGACTTTCAGGGCATCGATGATAATGCTGATACGAGCGTAGAGCACATCCAGCTGATTATACTGATCTTGGGCCAGATGGTAGTCAGTGACAGGCAAAAAGTCCTCAGTATTGACGTTAGCGATCAATGGCCGGGGGCATGGGAAGAATTTCGCCAGTTTGAGCGGGTCATCCATCTCCAAAAGGTTGGCGTCGTGCCCTTTGTAGCGAAAAAGAACTTGCTTGTTCTTCTTATCCCAGATTTCGTAGACACAAATCTTGTTTTTGTTGATGTCGTTCATGTCATAATCATCGCGCGTAGCGTTCGGCGCTCCGATTTCGTCCAGTTTGTCCTGGCCGAAGCGCTTGACGAAGTCTTCTTTTGTCAAGTGGAGCTTGCGGTAGACCCAGCCGACCTTAGACCAGCGCTTGGCGGGCTCCCAACCGAAATCCTTCCAGTACACATGCTCCACAATGATGTGTTCACTTCCCGTGATCGTATTCTCATTCTCATCTTCCTCGACCTCAAAGCTGAGCCAGCACTGACCGAGACCGGGCACGAGTCTGTCCAATATGCTGAGATCAATCGCCTCACGAAAGTCCGGAGCACACATAGTTTCATAATCTAGAACCCTTGATGTGACCATACATGCCACACGAGAAACATTATCGTTATAACTTCCCTTGTGGATCTTCTTAACGTCGGCCTTTGGCAGACTGTTGAAGAGGGACTCCTTCAAGGTGTTGACGTTGGCGTAGAAGAGGTTGACCTTCTTTATATGGCCGTACCCATCGCCGCCTTCGCGCTTGTCTTTATAGCGGTCGTAGACCTTGGTCCCATGAGAATGCCAAGTATCTGTATACTTTTCAGCCTTGGTAATGCGCGCATCCCACTTGTTAGCAGACTTGGCAGCCATCTATATTCTCCTGGGAGCGTTGGATTTCCGAGCTTCGCGCTCTTGGAATAGCCGTTCGAGTGACAGGACGTTGCTCTTCACAGGTCCTGGCTTGTTGGTAGCGATGGGAGTTTCCTGGGTCTTAGCATACGCTGGGTTCAAGCCCAGTGCCAAGTACCTCAGCGCATCCGCTGGGTTGGAGCACCAATCGTGGAGCGGTGACTGCTTAAAGATCTTACGCTTGTCATCCCACTCACGCTGGTAGAGTCTCAGCGCGTTGACCCCAATCTTCACTTCCGGGTTCGTAGTGTTAAAGTACATCTTGGGCAGAGTCTTGCGCACCGCTTGAATGCCGTTTTGAAGGCCGACTTGTGGGACGATAATGCTTTGAATCCCATGCGCCCATAATTGCTCGCGTATGGTCTTCCCTGTCTGTAGGCTCCGCGAGTTAGCATCATGGGGTAGAAGCATAGGAGCATATGAGTACGGTTTGGTTTTGAGGTACGCCACGATATCATCGATCGCATAGCCACTACCCGTGAAGAAGTCAATGACGCCATAGCCGTCTGAATGCTTCTGACAGAACCAGATAGACGTATCGTCGCTAATGCCCAAGTCCCAGCCGCATACGACCGGCATAGCTGGGTCGTGCGGAATCTCCTTGAGATGCCCAGCAGACTCAAGCTCGTTGATAAGCTTGCCGTAGTAAGCGCCCCTGACCGCCGCACGAAAGTCGCATTCGAATTCCTGCTCATATGATTCCTCGTCAGAGCCTGGCATCTCTCTGAACTCATCCAGCTCTTCCTGAGTAAAGATCCCAGTCTCAGACGCCTTAGACATCTGGCGGAACCATCTCTCGTCGTGCTCCGACTCTTCCCAGATGTCGCAGAAGTGGTTCGGCCCTTTGGGGGTTCCTACGAAGACCACCCAACCTTTGCGGTCGGCCAGGGCCGGCATGATAATCTCACCGAAGAGGCGGGGCTGCATGTCTCCATACTCATCGAGCACGATGCCGTCCCAGTACACGCCCCGCAGACTGTCCGGGTTGTCCGCCCCGTGCAGACG